GTAACTAAGAAGCAGATTGATAAATTCAATCTTGCAGTATTAGGTGGGGAAAACCCACGAAAGGAAGATCAGGCGTACAAAAGACTTTTGGACGTTGTTGCTTCTTGTACCAAGGTTATCTGTAAAGATAAGTCGAGGTTCTCAGGAAAAAGTAGACCCTTGGTCTACTTTCCACAGAGTACGAAAACTTCTCCAGTTTTAATCCTGGAAGAGTATTCAGAGCCCGATGGGCTCAGCAGTATTTCAATAAAGAGTGAATCTCGAAAGAATATTGCAACCAAATCGCTCACCCTCTTAGAGGTTGATCAGAAATGGAATAAACATTGGAACATGTACCCTGAACAAGTACGTGACACAATTCTGGGGGATACTAAATCGGCTTTGTTTCCGGTTTCTTACCCTTTTTGGCTTGAAAGGCCAGTTGAGTTCCCAATTGGAAGTATAGGATACATCCAAGAAGGGGGCTGCAAACTTAGAGCTGTAGCATCACCTTTATTGGTGGTGCAAGCTCTTAGTGAACCGCTAAAGGATAAATTGAGTAAATTGATATCTCAATTTAACCAGATCGCGGTATTTGACCAGGATTCTGGAAGGAATCTTGTCAAGACTTGGTTGGATGCTAATAAAAGTTTATTGGCAGAAAACAAGCAGAGTGTATACTGTTATGATTGTTCATCATTCACAGATAGACTACCATATGAGATTCAGGATCGAATTCTTCAGTCCTTAAAATCTATTGGTTATATAAATCAATTCGATATTGACACTATGAGGTTAGCCAGTAAATCTGGGTATCATTCAAGTGAGCATGATGAATTGGTGCATTGGGTGGAGGGCCAGCCACAAGGGTTGGGTCCAAGCTTTTTCCTAGCAACACTTACTCATTTCATGGTTTTACGGAGTTTATCCTTTAACCATCAAGTAGAGAAGTTCTCAATTATTGGGGACGATGTTGTCATCTATGATGACAAGCTCGCATCTGATTATGAGAGTGCTATGGATCTGTTAGGTGTGGATATAAATATGGATAAATCCATTATTTCTCCTACACTGGCAGAATATGCAGGTAAGCTTATAACTTCTGACGGAATTATACCGTCTAGTAAGGTCAAAGATATTAAGAATACCGATCAACTTATTAAGTTGATCGATTTCTATGGTATAAATGGATGGAACGCGCTCCCCAGGGAGCAGTTCAATGCAGCTTTGAAAGCGATACTACCACCAGATTTTGGTGGTATAGGTTTCGACATCGGTTTATCCGAACACTCTCAAAATAAGAGGGTGAAGGGTGTAAACGGTGAAAAGATTTTGGTTAAAAGGCTCAAAAATTTCTTTAAAGAGGTTTACGAGCCAACCCCATCTTCCGAAACATATAATACTTTGAATTGGATAAGCTCCTTCTATAATCTTATTGATTTAAGAATGAGTCATACAGAACTTATATCATATCTCCAATTAATTGGTGGTGTCGAACTTAGTTCAGTAAAAGTGTCTGAATGGTCAGGCTTAATTCACCTGGCCACTGAGCATTTGGATATAAAACCAAATGCTGATCTGATTCCTCTTTTGGATTCATCAGTACTTTATGAGTATTTTAGCAGAGGGTGTAATAACTCTGTGTCACAATACAAAACACCTGTTACCAGTAATTCGTCATTAGATTCTCTAATGATAAAGTCTGGTTTGCCTGTAGACTTCTCTAAGAAGCTAGCAGAATTTGGTCTGAAGGATATTTCAGCAGTAGCTGATTATCTTCAAGACATCGTCGGGAAAATACCTAGTGAAGAACTCACTTTAGTAAAATCACGACTAATTAAAAACCAAGGAAATCAAAATGAAGACACCAATCACAACCCCAAAGGGGGCCCCGATAGCGGCAACAAGTTCAACCTTGGACATCTCAACTATATTGACTTTAACTAAGTCAGTGGATAGAAGAGTCAGTCAAGTACTTTCTAAACTGGGAAGCCAGGATATAAAGTCCGACAATAATAACAATTTCACCCGCAAAATTTCTTTCGCAGGTAAAAATGTCAATTTCAGAGTCTCAACACGTATTCGTGGAGAGAATGGAAATGTAACAGAGATAGACACAGAAAGTCTCAAAGTAAGCTTTGATGATGTTCCCGATGTCATGTGGGCTCTTATAAGAAATACATTAGCACTTGCTATTGGATTCTTTAATAAGAAACCCATTGATCCTGTTAAAGGAGTCAATTCTCAGAACCTAACTTCAGACACATATAAAGTGTTGAGAAGTGCGGATAACCTGAACAAGTCAACAATGCAGGTAGAAACTAACCTACCTAAAGGGGACTTGATAATGTTTATAAACGATGCCGAAATCATTCTTCCAAAAGAAGAAGGATCCGACGTTGAAAAACCATTAATTCTGACCAGGAAACACTTTAGTGCTTCCAGTAAGAATATGGATGTTATAAACAAGCATAAAGAACACGAGGCTCAGTTATCTGAGGCGAAAGCCAAAGAGACTGGGGGCGACGATTCCAAAGTTGCGAAAACTGAGAAATCAGGAAATCCTGACAAACCAGCTACCTCTCCTAAGAACGAAGCTAAGGCTTAATTCTGTGGAACATTCTATGCATCTTTCAGCATAGTCTTAGGTATTATCTGATGTACCGCATTAATGAAAAATACAGGCACTTAGATTAATCTTTGTGGGCTCATAAGAGCATACTAGACCCCCC